CCGATATAATCGTTATTGTTATTCATATGAAGCAAGTTATACATGTAAATCAGCACATCATAAAGCGTAATGCAAAGACAGGTGAACGAGTGCCGCCACTTACTTGTAAGACTTACAAGAGTAACTCAAAGTGTTCGCAAATCATAATCAATAATCATACAAAGGTGATTTACAGTCCAGACAATCCACTTCCTTGTGGCGCAAAAGTATGGATAGAAACAACTGAGGAGGTAGTTTGTATTCAGAATTAGATCATATCGTTAGGAAAAAAGTGGAAAAAAAGCGCTCTTATTGTATTTGTGATTGTGAAGGTAATTGTATTGGTATAGGTGATGGTGATGGTGATGGTGGAGGCTATACTTTTGCTACACCGTTTGCTAATGGCAAACGCATGGCTTTGCCATAACAATACGCTCTTAAAGGTACAGGAATGAAGATATGACAAATGTAGACAAAGCGGTCGCACAACAGGCGTATTTGAGGAATTTGCCGATGAATGGCAAAGTCAGGGCAGCAAGCATGGCAAACGTATCCATGTCCGCCGTGAACAACTGGAGGCAGATGGAAGGATTCAGGCTAGACGAACAGCATGCAGTAGCCGAGAGGGTAGATCGCATTGAGGTCGCACTCGAAAATATCGCTCTTGGATTAGAGGATGGTTCAGCAGTTCAAGTGAATGCTGCAAGGCTTGTGCTCGCAGCCAATAGGAAAGAGTATCAATCACAATCACATACCCAGATCACCGGACCCGGAGGCGGACCACTACAGATAGCCAGCGTCGATGAACAACTGGTGCAGGAAGCTGTAAGACAACTTGAGGCGAGGATGCTGGCACTACCTGCAGCGGTTGATGAAGAAACAACTACTACATAGCGATACAACACTTGAGTTCACGCTCGAATTGAGAGAGATGACAGCCGGCACTCCAGAGGAGCAGGCTGTTGTTCGCGCAGTCGCCGAGTCAAGTGCATCCGCATTCCTGATGGCAGGTGGCTGGACTAAGGTCATCAAGGAAGTCGCTGAAGATGGCTTGGAACGACCATCAGAGGTAACGACTCAACCATTCATACCGTGGCCAAGCCAGCGTACAGTCATCGACCAAGTTGTAGACCACATACGCAACGGTGAAGACATCGTCTGGGCGAAGAGCCGGGAGATGGGAGCATCATGGTTACTACTATCCATATCACTATGGGGCTGGCTCTACCACGGCTGGTCAGTGCTCATCTGCTCACGTACAGAAGACCTAGTAGACAGGGCTGGTGACCTTGACTCACTGTTCCCTCGAATCGACTCGATGGTTGAACGCTTGCCATCGTGTCTGCTGCCATGCGAACGTGAACTCATCATGCCAGGAGGGAAGAACCGTAGACACATGGTGCTCACACATCCTGATGGTCATTCAATCGTAGGGCAGGCTACTACTGAACACATCGGTCGTGGTGGTAGGCGTACTGTAGTCATCTTCGATGAGGCAGCAGCACAGGATAAACTCGAAGCAGCTTGGCGATCAGCAGCAGATACAACACCATGTCGAATAGCCGTAAGTACACACCTGACAGGTAGTTACTTCACTCGTACACTGTGGCCGCTCGCTGAGTCAGTGGGTCAACCAACGCCAATACTAACAACCTATGAGGGGCATCCAGCCAAGTCACATGGTGGGGAGTGGCGTATGGATAGTGATGGCACAGTCACTGGTGAGCCTGGTCGCAAGTACTATTGGTCACCTTGGTTCGAGAATCAACTCAAAAGACGTGACTTGGTGGATATCAGAGAGAATGTGCTGGCATTGCCATCTACAGCCGGCAAGGGGTTCTTCTCACTAGCACACATCGTGAGGTGCAGGCGTGAGGTGTATGAGCCTAGACGTTGTGAAGTGGTGGATGATGTACTGATAGACTCACCATCAGGTCGGTGGCGTATCTTCAGAGAACCAACGATGGCAAGCAAGTTAGTAGTGGCAGCAGACCCAGCTTATGGCACAGGCAGACACAACTCTGCCGCTGTCATGATGGATGTAGAACGTCGAGAGGTAGTCGCAACATACGTTGACCCTCACTGCTCACCATATGATCTAGCGAAGGAACTTGTGCAAGCCGGCAGAACATGGGCAAGAGGTCGGTCTGAGATGCTCATTGGTTGGGAGGTCAATGGTCCTGGTGCTGCAATGCATCACGACCTAGAGCGTTTGAGATACCCAGGCATATACCGAGAGAAGCGTGGCAAGCCTGGATGGACATCGAGCCGGCAGGCAAAGAGAACACTGTTCGGTGACTTGGCAAGGGCAATCGCAGATGACACACTCATTATCCCAGATGGCGAGATACTAGACGAGATGGAGACAACGGTCGTGTACGACAATGGCGGGATAGGACCAGCGAGACTAGAGATAGATAAATCGTCTGGTGCAATTGAAGCACATGGTGACCGTGTTGTTGCAATGGCATTGGCTATGCGTATGGCTGAAACAGCCTGCGGTGAGGCAGATCGTGTAGAGCCAGAGACAGGATTGCCAGACTTCTCTGCAAAGACACTAATGAAAATGGATGAAATAATGCCAGAAAACAAGTTGACAGGTTAATGTAAACATGGGTAACCTACCGATATGGTATAAATAGGAGAGGTATATGGCACAACAAGTAGAACGAGTAAAGCCAAAAAACGTAGTAACAGGTCAACTTAATCTTTCTGGATCAGCCGAGGTTATTGGCTCTTCTTTCGACTTGGTCGCATCTGAGATGACTGTCAAGGCGAAGGTGTCCAATGCAGACCCTGTCTACATCGGTAGTCATGTAGATGTGGGTGGCACAACAGTAACAACTGGAAATGGGTTTGAGTTAAGAGCAGGACAGCAAATAACGGTGACTATTGGGTCACCAGATGAACTTTACGTCATAGGAACAGCGGATGACGATGTCTCATGGATAGCATCATAAGGGGGCACACATGCCAAAGGTAGGAAAGAAGAAGTTCGCATACACTGCCAAAGGGAAGAAGGCTGCAAAGAAGTACGCCAAGAAGACTGGCAAGAAGGTTAAGAAAAAATACTGATGAACCTAGCAGTTGTCAATCAGAACAACTCAGCATCTGTGGTGTTGCCGCCTGCGATGGACGACATGTTCGTGTGGTATGACACCTCAGAGTCGCTGACATCATCTAAAAACATAACGACGATGTACGATAAGACTGACGGAGGAGTGACTTTGGAGAACGACGCTGGCGTTGTAGACCCAGACTTCGCTGCTATGTCTGGGGCATTTAACGGTCACAGGGTGATGCACTTCGATCAAGCCGGGAGTGCTGAAAAGTTCTTTGACTCTGTAGTGGACTGGTCGCCAGTAACAGGGGGAACCGGTTCACTAGTAACTAACCCAGAGTACTCGATAGCGTTAGTTGTATCGGAGGATTCGGCAGCGTCAGGATCAGAAGTGTTGTTCAAAGCTGAAGGAAATGATGGGGCTACTTTCGTCATCAAAAGATTTAACCCCAACGTAGTAGCACAAATAGATAACTTCGATGATCCGCGTCGAAATACCGCGAACGACGATATGGTGGAGACTTTTACAGAGGGTGACACAGACACAGTTATAACAACCGTACAGGATATGACAATTACACAAGACGTAAGAATGTTCTACAACGGAGCCATTGGTGTCACTTTTTCTGTACCGTATGGAGTGCAAGACCTTGATGGGATAACGCTCGGCAAGAATTGGCACGGTGGCATCGGTGAAGTTATTATTTGGAAAAAGCAACTGACAACTGCTGAGGTGACAGAGGCACATAACTACTTATCAGATAAGTGGGGTGGCGGTTCATGATAAAACTTGATGAGAAAAAACTAAAAGAAGAACTAAAGACCGCAAGGCAATGGCGTAACCAGCACCTTGAATCATGGAAGGAGATGGTGGACAGGTTCTCTGGACCTGCCTATCTGGAAAGTGGGGGCATGGACAAAGCGTCCAATGACCCAGAGAACTTCGCGTATTCAATGGTTGGTCTGATCCTCCCCAAGTTGGTGTACGATGCACCAAGGGTAGAGATTGAAGCAGACGACCCAATAGCAGATGGATTCACGGCCGAGACACTCGAAGCAGCGATGAATCGGTGGACAATACGTTCCAGCCTGCGACAAACATTACAGCGAATAGGCACGGACATGTTGTTCTCATGGGGTATTGCGATGGTGACTCGTGAGCCAGAAGGTTCAATGAGACGCATCGACCCACACCATATGGGTACGACTCCACGTGTATACCGTATCAGCCCAGAACATTTTATCATGGACCCGGCAGCAGACTCCTTCGAGGACTCACGATTCCTTGGACATTCATACGCAATGGACTTGGATGACCTAAAAGAACGAGCGAAAGAAGACGATGACTACGACATGGAAGTGATCGAAGAACTAACAGCCGGAACAGGCAACGATGACTTTAGGTTCAAGTACGGAGAACGACGAGAGATAACTGACCGTGAAGAGGTTCTTATCACAGAGTTGTGGGTCCCGGAACTTGAAGCAGAAGACCATCCTAAAGATGGCAAACACAACGGTACGATTTACGTACTAGCAGAAGGTGCGGAGGGAGAGGTGTCAGTCATCTCAAAACCCAAGCCCTACTACGGACCACCAACTGGTCCATACACAATGTTCGGAGTTTATACAGTTCCTGGTGATCAGCATCCACTTGGACCGCTGACGGCGGCAGATGGTCTAATACGCGAGTTGAATCATCACTTGAAAAGCATGGGAAGTTCTGCCGCAGCGTATCGCCGTCTCGTTGGTGTTGATGCCAGGGCTGCCAAACTAGCACAGGACATAGCGAACAAGCCAGACTTGTTTGTCGTGCCTATCGAGAACTTAGACAAAGACCGTGTTGTGCATATGGAGTTTGGCGGTGTAACACCACAACAAATCACATATGCTGAGATGACACAGAACAGACTTGACCGTCTGACCGGGATATCCGAGGTCATGCGTGGCAACATCCACGGTGACACGACAGCGACAGAAGTAACAACAGCCGCATCATCAGCCGGCATTCGAGTAGCATGGATGCAACAACAGTTTGCAGAGGCTGCATCCAAGGTGCTATGGACAGTGGGCTGGTATCTGTGGCACGATGACCAGATTGAAATGCCTCTTGGCAACGAGGGCTTGAAGATAGCGGGTGGAAGAACATTGAAATGGAAGGGTGGCAGGGAAGACAATTACGCTGCCATGTCCATCAAGGTGCAGGCTCACTCTATGCAACGAGTGGACGAGGCATTACAACAGAAACGTAGCGTTGAACTCTTGCAGTTGGTCATGCAGGTGGGTCAGATGATTCCCGCGATGCCGTTCATTGACTGGAACAAACTCATTGACAACATCGGTGACACATTGAACATGCCTGACCTTGGCAAGATTATAAACGCTAGAGGGGCTGCGCCCCCACAGGCTGCGCCCCCACAGGCTGCCGGACCAGTAGATGGTATGCCGCCTGGGTCAACCGGGGTCAGCCCAGCGACATCAGTAGGAGACTTGATTTCTTCAGCCACACGTGGCGTAGGAGCAGGTAGACCTGGAGGCAGGGTAATAAAGTGATATACGACTTCGTCAATGATATAACAGGTAAAACCGTAGAGTTACATTACTCTATGGCTAATGTGCCATCTATTGGCGAGGTTATTGAGCATGAAGGGGAAAAGTTACGTCGAATATCGTGTTGTCAGATAGATGCAGGCATGGCTGCAAAGGTACACGGATATCCATACGTGTCCAGCGCCCTGCCAAGAAATCTGGAAGGTTGTGGTACTAATGGGCAAGGAAAGCCGATAGTAACCTCAAGGAATCACGAACGCGAACTAAGAAGCCGTCATGGATACTCAAGGGACTGAATATGAAAGACGAACAGGCAGCCACCGAATCAACTACAAACTCCGCCGCAGTAGATAGTGGTGAGGGGGCGGAAACTAATCCAGCCGTCTCCGTGCCTAATTCGGCTGAAACTGAGGATTCCATACTTGACAAAATCCTTGAAGATGATAATAATGAACAAACTAGGACACCTGAACCTATACTCACAGAGGCGACTACGGAAGAGGAAGTCGTGGATGATGAGCAGGAAGGGTTGCTCCGAGCCTTGCGACGTGATGGCGTTCCACAGTCCATCATAGACCAGGTGTCTAAAGATCCGGATATGTTGGATCAATGGGCAAACACAGCCTTGAAGCGTCAATCACACGTGGACGGGTATACAGAGAAGATGAAGGAGTTGGAAGACCAACTCGTTAGTCAGGGTGAACAGACACCCGAAGATAAGAAAGTATCTGAACAAACAGGTGCAGAAGAGTCTGAGGTGAGCAACAACTCACTGGACGCACTTACCGACGAAATCGGTGAGGAAGCGGTTGTACCGATTCGAGACATGCAACTTCAACTAACAGAGATGAAGCAGCAACTGGATGAAGCAAACCGTCGCGTGGCAGAGTCTGAGGTACGGGCACAAATTGAAAGTGCAAGTAACTCCGTGTTAGGACAATGGGACATCACTGACGAGAAGAAGGACGCAGTGATTAACAGGATGTCTGAACTAGGAAAGACGAAGCCGGGAACTTTTGAAAGCATTGAGGCTTTGATGCATCAAGCTGCAACAGAGGTACTAGGACAGCCAAAGGCGAAGACTCGCAAATCGGCAACACCTAGTCCACCGTCACGAGTCGCTCGACTTGAAAGACCCACTGATGTGGATTCAAGAGAAGATGCGGCACTGGAAGTATTGCTTTCAGGTGGATCTGTTGAACAGGCAAAACAAGCCGCTATGCATAAAACTTAGTTTATTGAAAGGGGTACAGCATGGCTGGCACACCTGCGGATAAATTCCGCGATTTCATGGAAGCTACTGGACCAGCATACCTAACAGGTCCAGACACGATCATCAATGAGGCTGTTGAAAAACGGTATCTTTGGGGTGATCTTGTAAAAGGGAAGGAGCGCGCTATTCAAGGTGGTACTGATGTACGAGAAACCTTGATGACAAGTGACGGTGCGACCTTCCAGTACTATCAACCGAACGAGACATTTACTTGGTCTAACCCTCAAGTGCTTGACACAGTGACCGCTGATTGGCGATTTGCTGTAGATCACTTGGCATGGACTGATCACGAAGTCGAATTGAATGCTGGCGATGGTCTGACTAAAGACGCATTGAAAGTTGCTTACAAGCGCCTGAAACGTGCTAAAGAGCAACGCATGGTTACATCGTTAACCAATGGCCTTGAGGCATCACTATGGACTTCACCTTGGAACGCTACAGCAGATATGGAATCTGCATCTGGCAAAGTTCCATTCTCGATTCCTTGCTTCATTACTGAAAACGGATTCTCCGTAGACAGTGAGTGGCGTGGTAAGCAAATTGACGCTGCTTGGTCAACTATCGCTGGTATTGATCCAGACGAAGAAGGCAAGTGGTCAAATCAAATTACTTTCTACAGTCGAGACTTGGCAGCGAATGCGACATCAGAATCGCAGTCATATGTAGAGTATCACAACAGTGAGGCATCAACTACACACAACGTGTATGGCTTGATCACAGCGTTTGATGAAATGTTCTTGAAATTGGACTACCGTCCACCTTCAACGAATGCAGAATACTTTGAGAACGCATCAATGAACCAGCAAAAGATTGTTTGTTCACGACGTGGTATCAACGAGTATAAGCGAGCGTTGCGAGACTCAAATGACCGCCTTGTATCATCTCAAGACGCTGCGTACAGTTCGCCTGCATACAGTGGTATTCCACTAACATATGCATCGCAACTAGATTCAGCAGAGTTGTACAACAAGGACGACAATGTTGGGTCTTGGGATCACGATGACTCATTGACAGGTCGTCAAGAGGCGGCTGAGATTGCCATCAACACAACTGCTGGTGGTTCAGAATTTGCTGATGATACCATCGACAAAGGTGCTCGATACTACTGGATCAATGGTGCTTACTTAACACCATTCGTTCACTCACGACGTTACATGGTTAAGCACGATGTCATGCGACATCCAAATCAACCATTCACTAACATTCAACCCACGGACACGTGGTGGAATCTCCTTGCTAGTTCGCGTCTGCGACACGGCATCGTTTCTCCTCGACGTACATCCGGCTAATTTGAAGGAAGGATATTACTATGAAACTTTCAAGTATTGCAGGAACACAGGGAATTGGGTTTGCCCAAGAGACATTTGTTGGCAAAGCTTCTGAAGACATTGCAAAGGGCGATCTCGTTCAATGTTTGCTCACAGCTCTAGAACCTGATGATGACATAAGCATTTCGATTGCTTCTGTTTTCACACATGGTATCTACGGAATTGCTCTCGAAGCGATTACAAACGGCAAGCGAGGATTATGTTGTCTGAGTGGCAAGGTAGAAGCAAAGGCTGGTGCTACAGAGGCGACCCTTGGTAAGCAACTAATGGGAGAAGCTGGTGGCGGTCTAGTCCAACTCACAGGTAACGACGTTGCCTGTGTAGGTCTAGCGGTCGATGCGGGAACAGATGGGTCACTACACACAGTGATTTTTGATGGTTTCCAACTGGACAACCACGGCACTACATAATTGAACCCTAACGGTTCTGAACGGGGGACTCTCTTTGGAGAGTCTCCTACTCTAAACCGCTAAGGAACAATTATGACACTGACGTTAGGACAACTTAGAAGTCACGTTCAACTTGCAGTTGGTGGTGATCCATCGACTGCACCCGGCATGACTGTGCCCGAACGCACAGCGCAACTCATAAACAACGCAGGCGAGCATCTTATGTCACGCAACTGGCGATGGCGAGAGCGTACGTCTACCGTGGTGGCAAGTACGGCTAGCCAGGACTACCTAGCACTGCCGGCTGACTGTGGGGAGATACTGACAATCGAACCAAAGAACTCATGGTCTGCATCACTTCAGTTCGTTGATCCGGCAACATTTGAGAAAATCTCGACAGAGGGTATTGAGCCTGAGTTGAGTTACATTGTGACATTGGTGTTCTATAACTTAAACGATGTAGCAACTCCAAGGCTAGACATATACCCAACACCTTCGAGTACTGATGCTACGGCATTCAACATTCGTTACAGGTCACAGTGGGTGTCACTGAACAATGCCAGCAACGTAGACGGAACAGATGATGAAGTTAATCTGGGTGTGTCTCACACTGCGATACCACAGTATGTCGAGGCTTTGTTACTTGAGTACATCCGTGCCTTTTCGGAAGGCGGGGAAGACGGAACTACCCAGCAACGTCTGGCACTGGTAGACAGTGGCATCTTGCTTGACCAGGCACTCCGTAAAGATGGAACATTCCAACCAGATTATGGTTCATTGCCAGCGGCAGGATTCAGGGGGTTGGGTCAGTCGTACGCAGCAGGCACGGTGTCTGCCCCAGCGGCAAGCACAATAGTATGGATGGGCACATGGACCGCATCTACAACATATGCCGTGAATGACCTTGTCCATTGGGGCGTGGCACAGGAAGGTGATGGCAGTTCACGGATATGCATAAAGGCGGCTTCTGGTAATTCTGAGAGCCCCGATTACGCTGATTTTTGGGATCTATTCTCCATATAGGAATAACACATGGCTACACAGATACAACTTCGACAAGACACGCAAGCAGCTTGGGACAGCGCAACCGTTACGCCAGCACAGGGTGAGGTGTGCCTTGTGTATGACACTTCAGACACAGACAAGTTGATTGGTTTGAAGATTGGTGACGGAACAACAGAATGGGAATTAATCCCGTTTCATGTCCCAGTGTTAAGCGGTATACCCAACATATTAGAAGAGGACACTTCGACAGCCAATCAGCCTATAGGTGGAACAGGTAGTGCAAACGATGTCACTACGTTCTTGCTAAAAGGGCTGAGTGGACAGGATGCAGCAGTGTTTGGAATTGAAGAAGCAGGCGCTGGTACAGACCTTGTCCTCTCGATAGACAAAACGGGCGACATTACAGCATCCGCTGGCGTTAATGTCAGTGGTGGTTACGATGCGACGAACGATGCGTATGGGATAACAATAGACACGAACGGGAATGTCCAAACCAACACTGGTATTGAGTCAGGCGATTACGATGCAGACTGCACCACGGGTGGCGTGTTGTTGTCCACGGATGTACCTGTATCACCTGATGGCACAGAGCCTAAGTATGGCAAGTTGTCTATCAGTGCCATGAGCACCACAGACGACACAGACAATGTTATCGAGGTCAGAAACAACGACGAAGAGGTGTTTGTTGTTGATGCGGATGGTGACATCGACAAGGTGAAGAACATTGACTCGACAGGTGCAATCACGACGACTGGTTTGGTGACATGTGCGGGTATAACCAACAGCGACGCGGTCATCGACGCGGGTACACAAAAGGTGACAAATGTGACTGACCCGACTGCGGGGAGTCAAGAAGCCGCCACCGCCAATTATGTGGAAACTGTAGTAAGCCAGAATGGGTGGGAATTACTAGGACATCAGAGCCTTGATGGTGTAGCTTTCGGAACTGTCTACCTAGCAATCGACGACGCGGGGTCTAGAGAAGATTTTGCAGATGTTTATAGTGGATTCAGGATGGTGTTTTCAAATACGAACGCTCGAGCCCATCCCTACTCTGGGTTCTCTATAAGTTTTAATTGTGTGCGAGGCGGGGCTGCAACTGTAGTACACACCAGCAGCTTACAAAGGGCTGACTTGACTGACTCTGAAACGGACCTTCTTGTAGAAATAGATTGCACTCAAAACCACGCAGATGGCGTATATTTGATTAAAGTTCTCGAAAAAAGGTACGGTTTAGCTATCACATCTTCAATCGACGACTTAGCAAAAAACGGAACTTTCATAAAAAACTTCTCTTTTACAGGACCGGGTAGTGTGAGTCAAGCTGTTGGTGGCGAAGTCACACTATACGGGTTAAGACACGCTACATCATAATGCCAACTGTAACACTACCCATCCCGATTAACGGTTACTCCGACAGTCTGAATCATCAGCACGGAGCAGATGGGTTTGTCACATCCGCGATGAATGTCGTGCCATCCGATAATTGGGAACACCGTAGACGTATAGGTACACGGCAAGGTTTCCAAGCAATTGCAGATATGGGTGTAGGAAATGATGAGAACATACAGTTACTGTTGACATATGAAGTGTACAGAGACACACAGATGGTACAGGAGGTGCTCATCGTCTCTGGCGGGAACATGTACTATGTTGACGGTAGTGGCGACACAAACGCGATCGCGTATGCATCGGACACCGCGGGTGAGGCGACTGTGACATTTAACGGTTTGCCTGTCATAGATGAAACGATTAAACTGACATCAGACACAGGCACAGAGAAGACGTACACCGTAAAACTAGAGGAAGACTTGGCAAACAACCAGTTTTCGTATGCAGATGCAGAGGCGACGACAACAATAAATTTTGTTGACAGTACAGTGGCTGAGGACGAAACAATAACAATCGTTTCAGCAGATGGAACTTCGATTGTATACACCGCGAAAGCTTTAGAAAACACAAACGCGAACGAGTTCGACCAGAGTGACTCAGACGTAGCAACGGCTACCTCGCTGTATAACTGCCTTGTGGACCAAGATAACTCGCCTCTTCACTATGGCAAGATAACAGTGGAAGATGATACAGCAGGAGTATTGACACTGACGCAGGATGTAAATGGTACTACGGGGAACACGACAGTCACATCGACACTTACAGGCGTGACAACCCCAGACTTTACTGGTGGTACTGATACCAAGACAGCGGCATCTGCTTCTCTCAAAGACTGCATCGAACACACATCTGGACACAACGGAGAGATAACAGTGGCAGACGCAACTGGTGTGTTGACACTGACACAGGAGAACAACGGCTCTGTTGGGAACACTGCGGTAACTTCAACACTCACAAATGTTGTAAAGACTAACTTTCTTGGCGGAGGCTCGGTGAGTGCGGCACAACAAATTACAGATTACGACACCGTACGTGGCATCCAATTCGGAACGAATGTCTACCTGGTCAACGGGAAGTATTATCTGAAGATAGACATGGCAGCGTCAACCCCTGTGTGCGAAGAGTGGGCAGAGGTAAGTGACACAGTGCCGTTTGCCGGGTTACCAGAGGACACGACCACCAATGACAAATGTACGCTCATAACACGCTTTGGAGGCAGAGTTGTACTGTCGGGTCTAGCAACAAGTAGGAACAACTGGTTCATGTCTCGTATAGGTGATGCCGACGATTGGTCATATTTGGCGAATCAGTCCGCAGGCCCACAGGCAGGAGACGCATCTACGGACTTTGGCTTGCTTGGTGAACCTATTGTTGCCATGTTTCCATTTGGTGAATCTGGTTTAATGATGGCGAGCCGCAACACGTTGACATACCTAACCGCAGACCCTGTGGTAAGTGGTGCACAGTTTATCAAGATGAGTAACGGCGTTGGAGTGATGGGTGCAGACGCATGGTGTCAAGGTGCTGAGAAGTCTTGCTACATTGCAGGTGCAGATGGCGTGTATATGATCCAGCCAAACCAATTCAACATACAACGTGGACAAAGTATGACAACCGGTAGGCTTGACGGGTTCTTCTCCTCCGTCAACCCTTCAGAAATTGATCTAAGGCTTGCGTTTGACCCAGCGAGGCAAACAGTGTTCATGTTTGTAAATAGACCAAATGACCCAACTGGAATGGTTCACTATCAACACCATATCCCAACACAGTCATGGTGGACATTTACATTGACAGACAGTCGTATGGACATACTCAAATCTTATTGCCTATATCAACCAACAACTGGGGAACGCGCGGGTCTGTGGTTTGGGATGAAGTCCGGTCGTATCGCGGTACAGTCAGCAACAGGCGTGGTGTCTACAGACGGGGACGCACACAGCGATCCGTTGCGAACACTCGGAGACAACTCCCCAGATGCGAACTCTACCGTGTTCACGAGCAGGCTTGCCTGGTCACCGATCAACGCAGGGCTTCCTAATGAAAGACTTTTAATGACCGAGCTGGACGTGTTGCTAGACAACCATGATTTTCCAGCACCCGCAGGGGTGACAGTTTCTGGACCTACGCTATCACTGTACGGTGCGGACATGGCACAAACCTTGTCTGGATTAAGCGGTGACATACTTGTAACAGAGACAAGAAGTACGATTGATGGAGGAACATCTGCTGCGACATCTGATTTAATAGATGGGGGCACAGCAGTAACACTTGGATCTATTGGATACTCGTTGCGTGGAACAACATCCTTGTCGGTAGTCGATACAGATATTGATAATCTAGATGGAAAGACTCTTGTCCTGCAAGACTTGGTGGATGGAGCGGCGGGCAACATAGTGACGTTGCAGTTTGACAAGACTATAGGTGTTGCATCTACTAGCGCGACGAAAGTGGGCATAGCAGATGTGAATGGTAGTGCACTTGGGATACTCCGTTCAATCAAGGCAGGCATAGATATAAACCAATCAGAAGGTCTATTGCTAATAACAGCAGAAGACCCAGATCTGAGTTCTGACACGGTCCTGCTTCGATACGATGGTGATGGGGAGGCTACAACCACACCTTCAGGAACATCCATATCAACGTATATAAGTTGCCCGGTATTCTCTGGTGCAGAAAACAACGAGTTCATCAAGGGCGGGCGCGCGAGTAGCGTCAGTGGTACATACACATTGTCAGATGTTGCTGCAACAGAGTCAAGGAGACAGTGGAATTTTGGCGGTACATACACAGTAAGACGTGGTGGAACTGCTGCAGGTGGCGGAGACCCGCCGCAATACGATAATTATTGGGGTGTTTATGAACAGGGTGCTACAGTACCTGAATACATAGCATCTTCAATTACAGACACCGTTCCGGAGTCAGCAATGGCTAGTGTAGAAATAGAGCCAGCAGGCTTTACAGAAAGCACAAGCGTGGTAGACACACAACAGGACAATACACAAAAGAGGCTATTGCAAAGTTGGTCGCTACTGGCTGGCCGTAACAATCGGTTCAGGGTACGCAAACGAGAGAGTGACTTTCAAATACAAATATCGGCATCTGGAACAACTTGGGTGTTGGAAGACATCGCAGCAAGCATAGAGCAGGGCGGTCCATACCGTTCCGTAATAGCATCGTGAGGATAACTATGAAACGATTTATACACATCATTAGAAAAGTAGCACCAGTTGTAGGCTTTGCGCTACTCTTTGTTGCAATAAAAAGTCTGTTTGACGGCGACGACACGTTAATGCAGTATGCCATCTTTGGTGCTATTGGAGGGTTTTTTGGGGGAGATGAAATAGGCGACGAGATTGCTGCGCAACAACAATATGTCATGGGGCCATGGAATCAGGCATGGGACGATTTGTTTGGTGAAGGTGGCATGCAAGAGCAGGCCATCGGTGATTACCAATCTCAGTTCCAAGGGTTGATAGATTTCTTTGATACGGGCGCGATGCAGATGAAAGAGGAGATGGCCCGCTATCAAGCAGAGGAGATGGAGTATTTGGGCGTGGGTAAACAAGCGTCACTACAACGGGTAGGGCAACAGTTCGAGCAAATGCGTGGGGAGACGACGGCACAAAACATCATGCAGGGTCTATCTAATACCAGTTGGGGTCAACAGTCTATGGGTGCTTTAGGAGAGCAACAAGGGCTGGCTGAGGCGGGAATTGAGACAGGATATGCTCAGGCATTTGCTGAAACAACGAATCGCCAAGCCATGCAAATGGCACAGTTGGATCAGTGGCGTATAGGCGGTGGCTCGGACTATAGAGCTGCCTACGCAGGAGGGCTGGCACAATTAAGAGGAAATTGGGCAAACCGTAGGGTGGACGTGGAACAGATTGGTGCAGGATTGCGTGGCGGTTGGGCAGAGAGAAACATAGAGCATACAGAAAGAAATGTAGGTGTAGGCATGGGCTTCGTTGGTAATCTACTGGGTAACTTCGGATTCTAATATGACACCAAACAAACAATCAGAATCATGGGAAAAGGATGCGAACCTCGTACTCCACAGGTTAAATACAATAGATGATGAACTCAAGAACATCGACAGTAGGTTGCGACATATTGAAAAAAGTGTATGGGTTTTACAGGCAAAAGCAGCAATCATCGGTGGGATTGCTGGTATGGTGACAGGAATATTAAGCCTATTCATCAGGGGGGGAGTGGGATGACAAGATTGCTCTTTCTCTTTTTGGTTCTAATGGCGGGTGGATGCTCGTCGGTAGAACGTATAGGTGCAGATACTCAGGGGATACGTGAGTCTGCTACCTTGACAATAGATCACCTCGAAGTTATCAAAGAAACAGATGACTTCGGGGTGGTCGAGGTCGAAGCCGATGTAGCCATCGCATACCAGGAAGATATACTTGATTACACAGACGACATATTCCTGACGTTACCGAATGTGCGTGACGCTACTCCATGGTGGGCAAACCTAATCAACCGAGTGGTTGTTGCTGCCTCCATACTTGGTGTCGTGTTTCTAATCTGGCATCTAGGGATAGGACACTTGATAAAGAGAATTTTCTGGGCTATTGGATGGTTCATCCCCTCTGGCGCGATGCGTTCAGCAGAGATGGATTTGAAGATAGAGAATGAAAAAGTTACACCGTCTGAGGCAACTGCTGCCCGCCGAAGCGGTGACCCAGCGTATGAGGCAGCGAGAACTAAGTTAAAGAAACGGAGTTATTGACATGTTGGTATTAGCAAGTTTAAGTGGTTTTTTCGGTACTATATGGTGGACAGCCTTGATAGCGGCGGTTTCATTTGCGGCGGGCGTTGCAATGAGTTCCTACATCAAGTCATTCTTGAATAGAGGTTAATTATGGGTTGGGCTGATATAGCAGGCGCTGTCGGAAGCGCCGCGAAAACGACATTGTTGACTGCTCCTGAGACACCAGACGCTCAGAAGGCGTTGTTCTTAGGCGAAGAGGAAGCGAACAGAAAGCGTGAAAATGAAATAGCGAAAGAACAACGTGCTGCAGAAGCGGCACAGAAGAAGATTGAAGATCGAACAGCGAAAAATGATCTCGAAGTGCGAAATAAGTTGAGTCAAATGATAGTTAATCCTGGTGAGATAAAAATTACAACACCTACTGGAGTGGCAGAATTAGAGTATTGGGCAGCAGGAAATAGACCAGGGCGGTTTGGTTTTGGGGGTCAACCTACGCAGCAGGCCCCGCCACAACGGATGGGCTTTTAGGCAATGGAGTTAGAATTATGATTAACAACCAAATGAACAATATCTCAAACGGGGTTCAGGGTAACGACGTGGATGAAACTGAAGAGGTGGTAGACGAGGGTGCTGAGTCTCCTCAACCTAGTAAAGAGACTGCGATTGTACCTAAGTCATGGACAGTAGATCCAGTACTCGCAGGTCGTGTAGATGTCATGCGTTCCAATCCAAGAACTGCGGCTGAAACGATTGCTGCTATCAAAACAGGTGACCCTGCTGCACTGGAAGGCATGTGGCTAGGTGCTCATCCAAATGGAGACCCAAAGATATCCTACATTGATGACTTTGGTAACCCACAATATCACAACTTGACTGTCTCGCAGTGGATGGCAATCAAAGAGGCGAGAAGCCTGAACCGTACAAAAATGGTGCAGTACCAAGAGGAACAAGAACAACTACAACAGTCAATAGAGGAATACCAGGGTGCATTTACTAGTGGGCTAGGAATGCTCGATGATGGCAGTAACCCAATGCTTTCTGCCGTGTTCAAAGATATGTACAGCAAAGACCCAATTGGCACACTTGCAGAGATGTATGATTTGCGATATCTAGAGGAAAAAGACGCACACGCTGCGGCAGCCAAAAAATTCCAAATTGTAAACGATGCGATGTTAGAACAGTCTACACATAGGGGACAGCAGTTTGCTCAAGGGCTTGAGAGGCACTTTGGCGGTCAATATCTTGAATTAGAAAATCGGCTTAAAGTAAATTCAAACGACCCACAGTTAAGAGAGGCGCTAGGAAGTCTTGAAACGACTGTGAGTTCCTTTAAGAAGGGCACACAGTTCAAACCGTGGGCTGGCATGGATATGTCACTATCGCCCGGTCAGGCATACACAAATCCTGCTAGGAGGGTGGATATGTACCGAACATGGATGGAGATGCTTTCAATAGGAGTGCCCACGGCTACTGGTCAACACAGATACACAGTAAACAACCCACAAGATGTCGATGCGTGGGAATCAGAGAGAGAGAACCTGGTTATGCATTTGGAATGGTTGTCACGTCAACTAGGATGGCAAGGTTCTTTTATAGATCCGAATACAGGTATGCTGAACATGGAAGATGAAGTAGCAATAAGGAAAGCATATCACCAGATTTTTAATAACCCCGCAGTCCTTATGGCAAACCAACAGGCAAACCCTGCATTGAGTTCTCAAGGAACGCAGTATCAAGGGGCTGCGCAACAGGGTCTTCCAGGAGGCGTTCCGTGGGCTCCTGGACAAGCATCACCAACACAACAGGCATTTACTCCACCACCCGGTAGTACTCAGTTGCAACCACTAACGCCACAGCCAGCCCCAACAACATCGGGATTTAAGTTTGATCCAAGTAGTGGATCTGCTCCTTTTGGCGATCCCCTTGATTTACGATTAGATAGAACTGCTGAATCATTGGCAGCGGCAAAGGTTAAAGCAACAGATCAAGCAAGAGTAGACGAACTGGAAAGGATGAAGATTAAAGAACAGATGAAATTGATAGACGAGAATATGTCGCCCGACCGCTTGGAAGCTGACAAATTGATACAGGAATTACAGATCGAAAATGAGAAGATGCTACTGTCTAAGTTGGAAAGTATGCTTGCAATAGCGGATGGGTTAGAACCTGGTGACGAAAAAGAATTTTACCTTGCGGTGATTAAAGTATTGGCAGATAATGCGATGCCGGAGATGTTTGAGAAAGCAAGGGCCAAAATCGAAGCAGACAAAAAAGACGAAGATAAATAAATATGCCTATGCAATACGGTACAAATGTAGACCCTCGTTACGAACACGTCAAAAGACGAATAGAAGAGCGAAAACTTGCTCAAGTTGCAGAGGAACAGCGAAGAGACGCACTGCTTCAAGAGGCAGAGGCTGCTCGTGTAGAACAAACTCGCCTTGCTATTCAAGAGGCTCGTGGTTTAGAGGCTCAGGACATAACCGAGAGGGGTATGGCAGGTGCACCGTTACCTGGCTCATTTACTGGAAGTTTGTCGGTACAGGATTTGACAACTTTCGGAGGCCCTAAACAAGAGACATACAAGCCACAGACTAGCGACTACGACTACGGCGCTGCGGCTGATGTCATGGAACTTACTGGCTATTCTATGAAGGACGAGGGGTCTGGCCATTGGGGCTCAAGAATCTTCGCTGGACCATTGGAAGGCTTGATCGTCAAAGCACCAGGACACGATTCATATGACGAGATGGTCAAAGACGAAAATAAACGAGGCTACGAAATCGTCAAATTTGGCAATAAAGAGTTTTCTGTCAAGGTATCGGATGAGGCAATAGAGCCACAGGAGATAGACTCAGAAACAGGTTCGGTGACAGGGTTGACAAGAGACGAGTGGGATGCCCCTTTTAATGGAGGTAGACCAGAAGACTTTGAAGGTGCAGAGGGTGCAAAAGGAGAGTTGGCAAAGAGGTTGCAAAGACGCAACGTGCCCCAAGAAGACCGTCAATTCGACCCCCTTGACGAGACGAAATCATTGGAAGACTGGTCATCTGACACCTACATTCCTGGCGATATCGTATTCCAATCACGTGTTCGCTCATTTCAGGAAGGCAAGGAGTGGGCAGAAGAGGACTTGAAGAACGACCGAGGGTTCTGGAGTTCTTTCAACAGGGGTGGTATACAGACCATGCAGGGTTTGAAGGCTCAGTTTATGGGCTTGGATGACGAGGGGAGTGAAGAGGTACTAAGAGAGCAGGGTTTAGAAGCCCTTCGAGATATTCAAATTGCGGCAGCCGAGCAGAGTGGATTTGTATCGGGAATGATGGCGGCCGAAAGACCAGACGATCAGACCTGGCTAGAAAAACAAGGAGAGATGTTAGGCGGCTCGTCCCCAATGATAGCAGCGGGTGCTGTTGCAACCACGATTGCAGTTGCTGCCGGACCTCCTGGGTGGGCGATTGCTGGTACAGCGTTGGGAAGTGGTGCGGTGGCAGGGTACTTCTTTGGAGGTTCTGGTGCTGATGCAGAGATAGACCTCATTGAATTACAAACAAACATAATACGCCAGAGGTACGGAGATTACACAAAATTCAAAGTGTCGGATGAGGTGCGTGATCGCATAGTCATGCAGTCAGGAGCATGGGAGGCAGGTAGTGAGGGATTAACAAGCCTGTTGGGTTTCGGCATTGGCAAGTTTATAGGCAAATCGTTCTTCAAGGTAGGCCCTGGAACAACGATGAAAGAGACTGTTAAGGAGTCTATGCGTCAAGTGTTCCGCCGTCAGGCTATACAAAAAACAGCCCCTGAAATTGCAAGGGGTGTGTTAAAGAACTCGGCAAAGTACGCATCTTTAATTGCTGGTGACTTAGCGATGGAAGGCGTGTCAGAGGTTGTTGCCGAGTATGGTCAAACAACTGCCATGCAAGAGTTAGACCCTGACAGGGAGGCGGATTTCTTAGGGGCATTTTGGAGTGGGGTTATCCTTGGTGGATTCTCTGGTCCTGCCATGATGGGCGTTGGTGTTATGAACGAGAAGGTCATGCGTGACCGGCTTGAAGCAAGGATAGCGGCAAGAGATGTTTGGAACAGTGCAAACTACGATCCAATCAAAAAACTAGAAGAGTTAGCACCAGAAGTTGCAGAGCGTATTGCAGCCTTACCAGAAAGTGAACGGGTAGAGGAAATAGCAAAATGGAATCGCCAGTTGGAGGTTGAGGCTGCGTATGCCGAGGCGCTCCTTGTGGAAGCCGAAAAGGCTTTAAGCAATGGGGATCAAAAGGGTGCTGCACGAATGGCAGCCAAGGCTGCTGGTGCTAGAGAGAAGGCGCTCACACTATCACTGCAAGTGGCTCTTGCGAAGGATCTGGTGGTTGGCACTCGTGTTGTGGAAGAAGGTGGCCTAGTAGGGCATACTTATACAGTTGATGAGGCATTAAAGAATAAAGGCCGAAAGAAGTCTGGGGGCAAGAAGTCTACTGGGCAGACAAAAGTGCAAACAACATTTGAGAGTATGGGCTTCGAGGTGGTTTGGTTTGACAAGAGCGACTCACAGGCAGACGCTTTTTATGATCCAAAAACACCGGGTGTTATCTACCTAGAAGATAGGGCTACTGTAACACGAGAGGGCAAGGGTGGAAAGAAAACACAGGTAGACATGAACCCAACCTATGTAATTGCACGGGGCTTGCACGAATCCCTGCACTACATCCAGTACGTAAACCCAGAGTTGCACGAAGAGTTGAAAGAAATAGTTGGAGATGCAGGTGCACTGTGGAGTGCTGCCGAGTACGCAATGCGTGTCGAGGGTTCATTCAACGACAATCTCGTTGTTGCGTTTGCACAGCACATTACAGACGGCGGTACAGTTGATACGTTTACGGGATACACAGACGTAGAGGGTAACGAGGTTGTAGCGACAGAGTCAGATTTAGCAGAGATGCAAGCATATGCAGAGTTAGAAGGCATGGCGGTTTCCATAGAGAAGGGTGTCGAGGCTGGTGCTACGACAAACAAGCCATTGCGAGTCCTCGCAAGATTGGGTCTAATGGGTCGCAATGCCAAGGCTGCTGTGCGGTTGTACGACACGCTGTTGAAGACAGCGCATCAAACATCTTTGGCGCGGGCTGAGGGTCGTACGGTGGAAGAGGGTGGTTCTGGGACATATACAGTTAGACCAGGCAGCGCGAGTTTTGTTAGAGAGTTGTTGCACGGAGAATCAATTCGGTCTGTGTCTACAGGGAAACTCCTCTCCGCCCTAGAGCGTTCTTTGGGCAAAGATGGGGCTACTGAGGCTAAAGAGGAAGAAGGGACTACAGGGGCTCTGGAGGCTCGTAAACGTGATGGCGAGAAGGATAAGAAGACAAGCAAGAAGTTGCCCAAGAAACGGGGTCGAGGCAAGAAGGAAGAGCCGAAAGAAGACATCAAGGGGCAGAGGGATTCACGGTATGGCAAGCCACTGACAACTGTCACACTAGAAGATATACAGGCACAGTTTACCGAAGAGGAACTCATGGGTGGCAAGGAGTTGCCGTACAAGCCTGGTGAGGTTGCGAAGACTTCGGCTGGCAAGAGTTACTCCGAGGCTTCGAGAGAGGCTTCAGTCAATATCCCATATGCCAAGGTTGAACAGAGCGACATAGACACCGCCATCAAGAACACAGAGAAGGCGATGGGAGCTGCAAGGTACGAAAGAGCACTGGGCTTTGCGAAAGTAGATTCCCTATCGTTGGATGCGACATTCTTCAATGACTCCATAAATCTACCATCGAGCATTCGGTTCTGGTATGAGACTTTTGGAGAGGACTTCCTGAACAGATTCGTTGGAATGTCAGAGGCTGATGCGAGACAGTTCGCAGATGTAGTATCTGCCACATCACCTCGAACTCCAGTGCCAGACAATATCAGAAAGGCAGTGTCGATATTCTTGGATCAGAAACTGGGAGTGCCGTCACCTACCGCTGTGTCCACAAAAGAGATGGTCGGAGTCCAGAAGGCATTGACAGGCAAGTTGGCAGAGGGTGGTCGGTACAAGACAGGGTCTTTTGCCAATACATTCCTGTATGCAATGGGTATGGTCAGTGAGACACCACTATCCACAAACGACATCATCATGGGAAATATCTATGGAATAAAGGGTGAGAACTTCACCAACCCATTGGTATATGAAATGATATCTAGACTTCATGTCGAACTAGCAACGATGTTGAACGGGAAGACTGTAGACAAACGTGGATTGACAGAGGCTGATGCTGATGTAATCAACACACCTTGGACACCGTGGCAAGTCCAGGCAGTCATGTGGTCAAACCGTCAAGACAACACAGGAACATATTCAGATGAACTAGTTCGGATATTCGAGGAATGGCAAGAAGCCGGCATCCCTGTCAAGGAACACGCAGATGGAACGCTGTATGTGAACCTAGATGAACTAACTCCTGAGATGGGGTTGGCAGGGTTGACCAAGGCAACAGTTCGTGGTGAGCCAAGACTGATGCCACCCACACCACTTGGTGGTGCAACCGAAGTTACTGCATCTTTAGGTGAGGCGTTGGCAAGTGATTTGGATGAGACACAACGTAAGCACATTACTGCTGCATATAGCAAACTACGTACAGCAACATATGATTATGTCAGTGCAATAACAAGCAAAACAGAAATGCCGACTTTTTCAAACGAACTACGGGAAATGTTTGGAGTGGCACAGGTGAAGGCTGGCACAGGCAAGTTTGTCCAGTTCCACTACCCATACCACAAGAGTGTGGCAATGGTCGCTGGCAAGAAGTTCAACGCAACTACTTCAGTTGCAGACATGTTCGCAGGAAAATCAATGGGGGCATTCCAGTACGGTGGGTCTGCACAGCGTGGCGATCTCATCTACGGAATGTTTACATCAGAGGGCGGTGTTCTAGTTCCAACCATGAGCATCTACTTGGGTGGAGTACCGTCAGAGAAGATGCAGGAAGTCCTAACGTACTCCGCTTCGATGTTGGGTTTGTCTGATGCCATAGCGGTTGAGGAAGTTCCAGCAGGGCAGGGTGAGCCTGCCATTGGAATGTTCTTCCCGACACAGGAGTTGGAGTTCTCACACATATCAGCACTCGCTATAGCAGCAGGAAGATATGGATTGGTTCTTCATTCCATGCCTGTTGCCAACGGCACTTACCTTGCAATCGTACCCGTAGAGGGTTCAGACATAAATGCTGGTGAGGAATCAATAAGGCGAGAATTGCAGTCTAGAGGGCTAAGTCCACTGATACAAGATACCGATATAAAGATAATAGATGCCAAAGCAGGTGTTAGTGGTACAATAGAACAAGCATCCAAGGACATCAGAAACAAAGAGGTAAAAAACGATGCCAAGAAAACAAGCAAGTGGTACACAGGACTCAACAAACAAGACAGACAAATTGTTGACGAAGTCGCCCCAACAAAAAGAGAACGCGAACAACTCCTCCGAACGCCCCGCACAAAGGCTGGCAAGATTAGGCGGCTTTCAGCACCTAAGCGAGAACGACTCGCAGTGGCTATCGCAAAAAGTCAGGCGTGGCAACTACACCATTTTGCCGAAACCCTAGCCAACACTAGGGCAGAGCAACAACAAAAATTAGCAGTTCGTACTGAAGAGGTACTAACCAAGAAGAAGATTGGCAAGCAGACAGTCGGCAAATGGCTTGATGCTGGTGGTGCACTTGAGTCACGAAGGCTGACAGAAGCAAAATTCCGTAGTGGTTACAGTCAGCATATTGACATTAGGTCAAGGAAAACTGGAAAGGGGCTAGAGTTAGCAACCACCGTCATGAAGGAAGGTTGGAAGCCGGGGATTGGAGTAAATGTCCTGCCCGTGTCAGTGGGTGATAAACCAATAACCATCCCTGAACGACAGTATATGCCCAAGAAGGGGGATGTTGTTTATCTCGTTCCAAATGATTGGATTACTGGGTTTTATGGACCAGGCAAAATAAAAGAGGGGTGGAAACCCAAGCCTTTTGAGGTTGTTGTTGTTGAGTATGACAACCAATCTATGTACGAACTTTACACAAAGGCGACAAGTGGTGCACTTGAGTCACGCAAGACGAAGAAAGAAGTTGAAGCGATACGAGAGACTCAACTGATGGGTAGCGTGTTCCCCAAGATACGTGAAGCCATGCAGATGTCCGAGCAACGGAAGATGACTGCCAAGCAATTACGCAAGATGCTTGAGAAGAACGGGGTCAATGAGCAGGAGCAATTCTGGTCTGGACTAGAAGAGTTCTTGGAAACAAAGGGTGAAGAGTCCTTTGACATAGACGAGGCTATTGAAGCAGTTCGTCCAGTGAAATTGTCTGAGAAAATACTGACAAATGAAGAGGCGAGATTCCGTAGTGGTGACAAATGGCAAGCTGTACCCGACTTCGTCAACGAACTTGCGGTAGGTCATGAGCAAATCATCATCTCGTGGGACAGAGCACAGGATGAATTGGATGTCATGTCTGAAGACGAGTGGGCTAAAGCGGTAGCAGATCTAGAACCTCCCGAACCAGGAGAAGAACCAGGGGAGACGTTCACCGATGATCAAGGCAGGATTGTCAGCTTCGACGAAGACACGACTTACCAAGAGTATCTTCAAAAAGTTCTTACAGGAGACCCAAGGGTGTTCAGGGGAGGACACTTCGGGGCAGCGGATGAGATTATGCATCAGCGTTTATTCATCATGCCAGACAATGAAGCAGATGAACCGGGCAAGACATTTCTCTATGCATGGGAATTGCAGGGTGACTGGGCAAGGAACGTAGGAAGATACGGTATCGGTGGAGAAGCCACAGTAACTGTAGAGCGAGTGATGGGTTCGGTAGATGAGGCACTGCGGGAAACGCCACAAACCCATGCTGAACAAGCCGATTTGTATTTGGGCTATCAGCAACCCCATGCGCAACGTATCACAGCTGGTGTGGGAACTGAGAAAGTTCTCTCTTACTACGGACCAGAGGCGGATGTTCATTTTCGATTTACTTCAGCCTTTTCGGAAGGTATGCCTTTACACAGGTCTACTACGAGACGAAACCTGACACCTGGAGCATGGGGTGTAGAGTCAAAGATATCTGTGGACGATGGGACATATGATACAGGCAGATTGGAACTACCTGTTTCAGCACTTCCACAGTTGCCGGGTGACCCAAACCCACCCACACCAATAGAAGAAGACACTGGGTACATGGATTACGAACAGGAAACTGCTGAAACCATAGAGCACTTTTACGAACTCGCCATGAATGACGAGGATGTATTGAAACAACTACAGTCAGTTGGCGAGGATCAATTCCCATTGTTGTTCAACGGGGATTGGAAACTCTTGCGTGAACATCCACTGTGGGATGCTGAAGAACATGCCGAGAACTATGAATATGCACCACTGAAAGCCCTTGCTGGCGAGATGTACATCAAGATGAGGGGTACTGACGAGGCACGAGCAACATGGATGGAGAACAGGAGTGACTTCCTGAGAAATACAATTGTCGAGTATGGTGCAGATACCGCAATTGAAAGAACTGGTTTCGTCACAGATCCCACAGTTAGAGAAATATGGGAAGATGCACTTGCCGAATCTATCGACAGATACGATGATGCTGAAGCAGTTCCACCTGGACCATTTGTTTCCACCCCAAGGGGCAAGCAATCCAAGGAATGGGTAGGCTTGGGAGTCAAGCGAATGCTGGCTAAAGCGGTAGCCGATAGGCACACTGCACTGGTAATACCATCTTCCGAACTAGTGGAAAAGGTGGAGCATATTGGTGAGGGTGCGAGGCTGTACGACAACATATACTCAATGCTTCTCAAGTACGCGAAGAAGTTAGACCCATCGGTCTTGGTGGAAGATGCCAACGGCAAACTACAACTACCATCAAAGGGTATGGGCTTCGAGTTTGAAATCAAAGCAGAGCCGGTAGAAGGAAGGATAGCGACGAAGCAAGAGGCGTTTGAACTTGCTTTGGACAAGTTGTTCCTCAACGCGAGGGGTACACGGAACTTCCCATCTATGCATCACTTTCATATAGGAGAGTTTTCAAAGACGATAGTGGAACTCATGGACATGGGCATGCTGTTCAACTCGTATTCTAGTTTCTCAGTAAACGCACACAAACAACTATCTCAGGGGAATGTTCAATGGGGGAATGAGTCACTACCACAGTACACCGAAGAGCAACTGAAAAAAGCCCACGAAATTATTAGTTTCCTTAGGGGAGTTGATGAAGTGACAGGAGAGTCAAAAACTCCAATTGACCCAGACACAGGAGAGCATGAAGTATGGCCATTTGCAACACTCTTTGACGATGCATGGAACAAACTAGATAGGAGTACACCTGGACTGGCAGCATACGAACAGCGTTTAGCAAGAGAGGGCAAGACGCTGACAAGAGAAACCGCGTTCCATGAAT